GCCGCGTGATGCTGTTCGGCATCCTCATGGTGATCCTGGCACTCTGGGCGATCGTCGCCGCGACCAATGCCGACGCGGCCTGGGCGGTACTGATCGGGCTGTTCGGCACGGTCGGGCTGATCTTCTGGGCGCTGGCCACCGTGCTATAGGGGGTGATGGAGACCGCCCTGGAGCGTGAGCTGCGGGCCGAGATCGCCGAGCTGCGGCGCCAGAACGCCGATCTGGAGCGGCAGAACCGTGAGCTGCGCGAGGCGGTCACGGCGCTGATGGCGGCGCCCAAACCACCCGACGAACCCGGATCGTTCTGGTAGGGTCGCGGCGCATCAATGGGTTAGCCCTGTCGGAACTCTTTACACATGCGTTGCGAGATACTGTGCTTCACTATGGCGGTTACCTTGCAAGGGAACCCACCACGATGCGCAACCTCCTCCTCTCCACCATCGCCGCTGCCGGACTGGCCCTGGCCACGCCGGCAAGTGCCGCGCTGATCTCCTCGGCGTCCGCACCCGGCCAGCTCGCCGCCGGCGCCTGCTCGGCCAACGACGGCGGCACCGGCTCGCTGAACACCAATTGCTCCGGCGGGATCTACTCGTCCATCGCCATCTCGGCGGCGGCCCCACCGCTGCTGAACGCGCCAGACCTGAGCGCCACCACGCTGACGGTGAAGACCACCGGCCTGGGCGCGGGTAGCTCGACGCTGGACATCAACATCGACAGCAGCGGCTTCGCGTTCGCCGGTGGGCCGGTGACCGCGATCTTCACGGTGAACAACCTGATCGGCGGCGGCGCGGGACCCTTCGTGCTGATCGCCTCGTCACCGGCGGGCACGCTGTCGCATACGTTCACCGCGTCGGGCAGCGCGCAGGACGGCCCGACGGTGCTCGGGGCGTTCACCTCCGATCACGCCGAGTTCCAACTGACGTTCACGGGGAACACGGTGCAGTCGCTCGATGCCACGATCGAGATCGTCGGTGCATCCGAGCCGGTGAGCATGGCGCTGCTGGGCGTCGGCCTGCTCGGCCTCGGCATGGTGCGCGGCAAGCGTCGCGATCCCGGTGCGGTCGCATGATGCGGCTGGCGGCAGCCGCTGGGATGGTGGGAGCGCTTGCTCTCACCACGCCCGCCATGGCGGTGCCGGTGACGGACACGTTCTGCGGGCCAAGCTCCGGCCAGGGATGCGAGGTCGGTGGCGAGAAGATGGTGTTCCTCCAGGCCAAGACAAACACCATGCATGGCCTGGGGAATATCGGTTCGCAGAACGGGTTGCCGCTGATGCACATCGATAGCGATGGCGGCAAGCTATCGTTGTTCATCGACCTGAAGAACGGGTTCGCGACGATCAAACCGACGAACGGGATTTCGTTTAACGGTTTGGACATCACGGTGCCCGGCTTCGGTTTTACCGAGCTGGTGTTTGACGTGCAGCTCACGCCGGAGTCGAAGAAAGCCAAGACCGAGTCCTTCACCATCGAAGGTTTCAGTGGAAACCATATCAGTGACGGCCTCGGCACCGAGACCGACAAACCGGACGCGGACACCGAGTTCTCGATCACCGCGCATGGCGGGGTGTTCGATGAGGTCAACATCGCCAGCCTCACCGGTTTCGATGAAATCAAACACATCGAAATCGGCGGGGTCTGCGCCATCCAGTCGAATGGTTCCTGCACGCCGGTGATCATCGAGACGCCGGAGCCGCTCACCCTGGCGCTGCTCGGCACCGGGCTGTTCGGCCTCGGGCTGGTGCGTCGGATACGTCGCGACTAAGCTCGCAGCACTCACGTCCCTATGGGGGTTCTGCCCCCGTGGGTGTTCAACCGAACCGGACTATGCCCCGCCCGCCCCCCAATGGGCGGGGCTTTTTTATGCGGGGGTCGCCGATGCCGCAGATCGCTTTCATCCTGGCCGCGACCGAGGCGGGGCCGATGATCGTCAACCGCCTCGACGTCCACACCACCGAACACGGCTTCTTCGGCGTCGGCGCCGAGCTGCTACAGGCCGGGCACTACGCCGAGCAGGACATCCAGGGGCTGGCCGGCGTGCTGAGCCTGCGCCGTCAGCACTGCGGTGACGGCGTGGTGGCGCTTGATATCGGCGCCAATATCGGCACCCACACTGTCGCCTGGGCCAAGCTCATGACCGGGTGGGGCGAGGTGCTCGCGGTCGAACCGCAGGAGCGCGTCTACTACGCGCTGGCCGGCAACATCGCGATCAACAACCTGTTCAACGCGCGGGCGCTGCAGGCGGTGATCGGTGAGCACGACGGCTGGATCGAGATCCCGGTGCTCGACCACACCAAGCCCGCTTCGTTCGGCTCGCTGGAGCTGCGGCCCTGCTCCGAGGAGGCGATCGGCCAGACGCCGGAGCGATCCGAGCGCGCCAGGATGGTCCGCATCGACACCATCCTCGACACCGGTCGCGTCGACCTGATCAAGCTCGACGTCGAGGGGATGGAACTGGCGGCGCTGGGGGGTGCCGAGATGACCATCGAGCACTGGCGCCCGGTGTTGTTCGTGGAGTGGGCCAAGTGTGGCGCCGAGCCGCTGCGGACGTGGCTGGCGGCGCGTGGCTATGACAGCCACGTGCTGGGCATCAACCTGCTGGCGATCCACCAGCAGGACCCGGTGGCGGCGCACGTACAAAAAAGCCCCCCTGGCGCGGGCCAGGGGGGATAAGGCTGGAGTGCAAACGAGTAGGAAAACGAACGTCGCTGGCTATGTATGGCCGGACGACGGCGCGGCAAGTGACGATTCAGTCACCGCTCTCGCCGATATCCGTCAGGCTCACCCGCGACGGTGACAGCGTCGAGGCCACCGCCTGGGCGCGCTGCTCTTCCGCCCGCCGCTGCTGCGCCACCTGTTCCGCCGCTTGGTTGCGGAAGAAGAAGATCAGCTCGCTGATCTCTTCGAACGGCTGCTTGGCCAAGATCCCTTGCATGCGGTTGAACACGTCGAGCGGCATGCTGAGCGTGATGGTCGGGTTGTTGGTGGGCTGCGGTGGTGGCTGCATGAGCACGGTGCGTCTCCTAGGCTAGACCGGCGTCGGCGTCGGCGGCGAGCCGCTGGGCGGCAGCGTGTTGTCCACCCCAGGCGGTGCCGACGGCAGGCCCTGGTCGGGGTGCAGCGAGGGATCGACGCAGACGTAGCGCCAGCCGATCCCGGGGATGCCGACGACCACCCAGTAGTATTGGCTACCCGGCAGTCCTTGATCGGGAGCGGTCGGCCCACCCGGCAGGCCCTGGTCGGGGTGCGGCGGTTCGCCGGTTGGCGGCACCGGCCCACCACCGACCACCGGCGGCGGCACGATGGGACCACCACCGACATGCGGCGGGCGTCCAGGCGCGGGACCGCCACCGACATGCGGCGGGCGTCCAGGCAGACCCTGGTCGGGACGCGGCGGACGGCCACCACCACCCCAGGACGGCGGGCGGCCCCCACCGATCGGCGGCCAGATGGCACCCGGAGGCGTCCCCGGCGGCGCCGGCTGGATCGGATGGGAGGGCGTCAGCGGCGGCCACACACCGGGCGGTGGGCGCGGCAGCGAGTTGTCGATGCCGGGCGGTATCCCGGGCAGCGAGTTGTCGATACCGGGCGGCAGTGTGTTGTCGGGGCCGGGCGGCACGCCGGGCAGCTCGTTGTCTACGGAGCCATGCGAGGTGACGCGCAGAAAGCCTTGAACAAAAGGCATATGATTCTCCCCTCCTCTTCTAGTGGGTGATGAACAGGCACGTAATGGCAGCAGATGTAAAGGCCGCTGCAACCTGGGCGGGCTGAACGTCACACCATCATCACCACCCGCGCCTGTCCACTCGACGTGGCGTCTTGCAGCTCGGCGGTGGACAGCACGCGCGGCCAGTAGCGGATGCGCGACTTATAGCCGTTCTGCGCGGCTTGCCGAATGGCGCTTAGGTTCATCCGGGTGATGGTGACCGGCGTGGTGCCGGTGGCGGTGGCTATCGGGCCGGCGTTCAGACAGCCGGTGAGAGTGCCACCGGCATAGGTGATCGCCGCTCTGAGTGGTGCGTTCGCGGTCGCGAGGTTGGTGGTGTTTCCTGGCGTCCCTCCGACGCCGGCGCTCGCCGCCACGATCTGCCACTGCGAGGTGCCGGCAGCAACGCGTCCGATGTAGCAGTTGTTGATGCTGGCATCATCGAGACCGATGACATCCTGATTACCCGACGCACCGACCTGCGGCATCGTCATGTCCACTGCCATGGTGCCCTGCGCCGGGTTGAGCCACGGCGCGATCGTCATCGGTATGAAGCAGACATCAGCCGCCCGCGTCAGGGACCCAGCCGGCGTCGGCAGATAACTGGTGGCGAACACCGTCGCCGCGATCGACGTCTCGACCTGCGGTCCCCAGACGAAGATACCGAGGCCGGTGCTGGCGGGCGTGTAACCCTGGCCGACCAGCGTGACGGTCGACGGAGCGGGGGTGATACCAAACACATAAGCCCCGCCGCCGGTGGCAACGCTGGTCGCGGTGACCGACACGCGATACCAACCGTTTGGGAACGCCGTGATGGTGCAGGTCGAACCACCCGACGTCGTCACGATGGTGCCGGTCGTCAGATCGAACAAGCCGCCCGTATTGCCGGCAGGAAACGCGGTATTGCTAAAAAACAGCGACACGCGCGTATAGGTATTTGCCTTTACAAACGCACTGCCACAATAGTTGGTGCTTACCGCGCCGGTATATGGCCGGTATATAAGATGGGCATTACCCGCCACATCATTGGTCACCACGCTCGACGCGTTGGTGGTGCCGTCCGGTGACACAGCCACATTGTCGGTCGCCAACACGCAGCCTGCCGGCGAGGTGGCCCAGGGCACCAGGGCGACACTGGAATTGAGCAAATTCGCCCGCGCCTCTTCGATCAGCAGGCCGAGCGGCGTGCGGGAGACCGGATCGTAACCGAACCTCGGCACGTTGGCTGCCGCGTATTGGATCGTGGCGTTGGCGTCGATATAGGTCGCGGTCGAGTTGCGTGCGAACGAGAGCTGCGGATCGAGCGTCGGGCCGAGCAGACTGATATCGATCGTCGGCGCGAGATCCGGTCCGGTGACCTGTTGCAACTCGGTGTCGGCCAGGATGCGCGGCCAGTAACGCGTGTGACGTATCCAGCCGCCCAGCGGCGAGGTGCGGCCAGAAGCAATCGCCAGCCGGTTCAGCACCGTCGGCGTCGCGGTGAAGGTGAACGGCGCGATGGTGCCGGCGTTCTGCACACAACGCCCGGCCAGCCCGGTGCCGTCGAACGTCGAGGCCTGCTTCATCACGATGTTGGCCGAGAAATTACCGGAGGCGCCAGTGCCCACGGAGACGCCGGCTGAAAACACCGTCACCGAATTGGTATTCGTGGGGCTGGCATTGCGGATGTTGTAGAGGTTGTTGGTCGAGCCGTCGTCCAGCTCGATCGTGACGAGACCCGACCCGGCGGGCAGCGTCGCGTAGGTGACCACGCTCTCGGACTCGATGGTGTTGCTCAGCAGGTTGACCCCTGGGACCGCGTTGGTGGCGGTGTAAGCCGCTTCACCGGCGCGCGTTGAGGCGCCGGGCGTGCCGGCGGGCGGCAGCACCAGCGAGGTTACCTGGGACCCCAGCTCGATCTGTATTCCGGCGAGGCGCACGGTGAAATCAAGCGCGCTTGCGGTGATCGGGATCTGCAGGAAGGGTTGCACAAACGCACAGTTCGACGCGGTGGTGAATGCGTAGTTCACTCGCGTCTTGGTGAGAGCGTCTCCGACGGACATGCCAATGGTGGACAGCACGAAATTGGTCGATGACAGCGTGGTAAGCGCGGTGCCGGTCGAGTCGTATTGGTTGAACCGCAGGTTGAAGTTGGTGAACCCGGTGAAACTGCCAGCTGGAAACGACAGATAGAGCGAGAATATATAGGCGGTGCTGGCGGTCACCGGGATCGACGCGGTCGAGGCTGCCGAGAATATGAAGTTGTTGTTGAACGTCGGCGCCGCAGCGTTCTGATTGCGATATTCCACATAAGGCAAACCGCGCTCGGTGCCGGTGGCAATGGTGCGCGTGACGTTGACCGAGTTGGTGCTCCACCCGGTCGGGTCGGTGCCCGGCGACCCCACGACCGCGCCCTCGCCCCGTGGGTTGGGCACGAGGTTGGTGCGGGCGACTTCCATCAGCAGCCCGAGCGGCTGCAGCGAGACCGGATTGTAGTCGAGCCTCGGTATGTTCAAGCCGGCGGACTGCAGCGTGCCGTGATTGTCAAAATAGGTGCCAGCCGAAGCACGCTGGAACGTCAGACCGCCGGGCAGCACGCCGGTGGTGAAGTCATGATCGAGCGTTGGCGCCAGAGTGGCGGCTTGCAGGTCGGCGTTGGCCAGATCGTAGGGCCAGTAGCGAGCGCGGTAGATCGTGCCACAGAGATATAGGCTGGTGTTCGCGGAGCCGATCCCCAGCGTGGTCAAGCCGCTCTGGATGTTTGCAAAAACGCCAGCACCCACCGTCCCGCCATTGAGGCTGCCGGCCTGCCTGCCGCCGCGAATCGCGCCGATCGCCTGATAGATCGGGCCGTTGAACGACGTGCCCCCGGGCAGGTCCACAACCCCGGCAACCGCGTCGCTGATCGAGATGTTGCCCGAAGCGCGATGCAATAGGCCGGAACGGTTGGCACCGACATAGGCGCCAAAGGGCACGCAGGCGTTGATGTTAAGGAACGGTTCCGACGCCTGCACGTAGTAGGTGCTGGCCGCCGGATTGAACCAACTGCCGACCGGCATGGTGCAAAGATCCGCCGCGCGCGTGACGAAGGTGCCGGTGGTCGGGATGTAGGATGTCGGGAATGAAACGCCGGACGTGGAGACACCACGCTCCAGTTGAAATCGCGTCAATGATCCGCTGACAGTAACGACCATGGTGCCGGCAGTCGTCATGATGAAGGACGCCGGGGTGCCGGCGGTGGCGGTGACGGGGAGAGTGGTGGAGGACGCGCCGGTGCCGGCGGTCACTGTAGCGCTGCCGGTGCCGATCACCCAGAGGATATGCACGTTATTCGCCGGCGCCCCGAGCGTGACCGTGGTCTGTGTCGCCGGCGCATCGCTGTTCAGCAGGTAATTGGTGCGGAGTTCTTCGGTATAGAGGCCGCCACCGATGAAGCGCGGCGCATTGGCCGCGTAGGTCGTGTAGGTCGACCCCGCCGCATCGGTGTAGAAGCTGTTCGTCGCAACACTGGCGCGTGCGAAGGTCAAGCCGGCGGGCAGCACGCCGGTGGTGAAATCGAGATCAAGCGCTGGAACCCTGAGCGTGCCGGACATTACACGCGCGACGCCAGGATCGTGATGCCGATATCGGCGAGCGTCGCATCCTGCGTCGCGGGAGCGACCATCTGCATCACGTCGCCGATCGCCAGCGAGCCGCCGGCGCCGGCCAGGGTGGCGCTGGTGTTGGTGGCGCTGGTGATGGTGACGGTGCCCAGTGCCGTCGTGGTGCCGCCGGAGATCTTGTTCAGCGTGAACACCGCATTCCCGGTCGCCTTGGTGGTGTCATACGCCACCGCGCCCGCGAGCGCCGCCGGCACGGTGATCGCCATTGCCATCGGCACGTTGACCACACTGCTGCCCGGTGGCTTGCCGGCGAACGGGAAGCTGATCGGCAGTTGCTGCACCTCGGTGGGCAACGCGCTATAGGGCAGCGGGCCGGTGGTCGAGGAGTCGGTGATCAGACCGAAGCCGGCCATCGCGGCCAGCAGGCTGGTGACTGCGGGGATGCCGCCCTGCACACCGGTCACGGTTTGCTTGGCGATCGGGGTGGCACCATTGAACCCCAAGCGCGCGGTGCTGCTCATATTGATCTGCAGACCGCCGTTGGTGCTGGACGAACCATAGATCGCGGCGGGGGATGTCGAGGTGGCGCCCGGCAGCAGCAGCAGGTTGTTGCCGCCAGGGGGTGCCGCGACATTGAATCCGCCGCCATTAACCTGCACGACACCGGACCCGCTCGGCGCGAGCACGACGTTGTCGCCCGCTGTCGCACCCGGAGTGATCTGCAGCGCGTCGTTGGTGCCGACGGTGCCGAAGCTATGCGGGCCGACACCGGTCGCGGTCAGGTTGTCGGCGACGGTGAGGCCGCCGGTGCCGGTGGTTGCCAGCGTGACGTCGTTGGTTCCCGCTGCACCCGGCGTGACCGTCAGCGCGTTCTGCGCCCCGGCGCCGACCGACAACGTGCCGGTCTGGGTGGCATTGGTCACCGTCAGCGCGCCGATCTGCGCGTTGTTGGTCACCGTCAGCGCGGTGCCAGCAGCAGCGAACGTGGTCGCGTTCGGCACCGTGCCACCGGTGAAGCCGGTGGGGGGAACGCCGGAAATCACCCCGGTGCCGTCGATGACGATCGTGGTGCCGTCGATCTTCACGCCACCCAGCACGGTGGTGCTGGCGATGGGCAGCACATAGTTGCCGCCGGCAATCGAGGAGTTGGTGATCAGTCCGTAATTGGCCAGCGAGGTCAGCAGGCTGGCGAGCGCGGTGCCGTCACCCTGGTTGCCGCTGACGGTGGGCTTGGCGATAGGGGTGGTGCCCAAGAATCCCAAGGGCCGCGTGTTGGCGCCTACCATCAGGCCGCCAGTGCCGGATGGCGTGATGCCGGCATAGGCCGAGCTGCTGGCACCGGACACCAGGGAGACGGTGTTGTTGGTGAGTGTGAGACCCACCGTCAGTGAGGTGGTGATCGGCGGCAGGATCAGGCCGCCGGTGCCGGTCTGCGCGATCGATATCGCGCCGGCGGCGGTGGACCCCGGGGTGATCTGCAGCGCGTTGTTGGTGCCGCTCAGGCCGAACACGTGGCCCCCTGGCCCGGTGGCGACGACGTTGCCGGTGGCATTGACGTTGCCCTGCGACGTCAGGCTCGGGACGGTGACGGTGCCGGTGCCGCCGACGGTGAGGCCGCCGGTGCCGGACGGCGTGAGTGTGACCGGGTTGGTTCCCGCCGCGCCCGGCACGATCGTCAGGTTGTTGGTCGTGCCAGGAGTGTTGGTGATGACGAAATTGCCGGCGCGGGTGAAGCCGGTGCCGAGCGTGACGGTGACATCGCCGCCGATGCCGGAGGTCAGCGCATTGCCGGCGGTCAGCGTGATCGGGCCGCCGCCGAGCTTGGAGTTGCCGGCCTTCAACGCGATCGAAGCCGGATTGCCGCTGGTCTGGCCGGACGCGTCACCGGTGGTCAGGCTTATGCCGCCGGTGCCAGTTGTCGCGGTGGTGCTGGTAATGGTTGATATACTTACTCCGCCGGAAGACGTCGTGCCGGCGCCGGATTGTATAGTTATAGCTCCGGAAACTACCGCGTTCGTGGTTTGTAGAAAAACAGTACCGCTGGAACCGGTGGTGCTGCCGCCGCTTTTAAGGGTTACCGAACCACTATTAAATCCGGTGCCGCTGCCGCTCTGCACTAATAGGTTTGCGGTGTTGGTGGTGGCGCTGTCAGCCGTCTGGATGGAGAGCTGGCCACTCGCGCTGGTGACGATCGTCGCGCCCTGCGTCGCGGTGCCGCCGGGGGTGATGGTGACGCCGTTCACTGGCGCGGCGCCGACCTGCAACGTGCCGGTCTGCGTGGTGTTGGTGACGGTGACCGCCGTGCCGGTCGCGGTGAAGGTTGTGGCGTTGGGAACGGTGCCGCCGGTGAAGCCACCGCCGCTCGATGCCACGGCGGCGGTGACGTAGGCGGTGGTGGCCACCGTGGTGTCGTTGATGGTGGGCGCCGGTGTCGGCGTGAACACCGGCCCGGCAAACGAGAACCCGCCGGTGCCAAACTGCGCGAAGGTGATCGGGTTGGCCAGCGCCGGCCCAGGCGCCACCGTCAGGTAGTTGTTCGTGGTGCCGGGGGCTTTGACGACGAAATTGCCGCCCTTGCCGGTGCCGAAGCCGGTGCCGAGCGTGACGGTGAGGTCACCGCCATTGGCGTTGCTCGCGGTGGCCACACCGGTCAGGAGCTGGATGCCCGCTGCGTCCCGCCCGCCGGTGCTCTTGCCGACCGTCAGGACGATCGGGTTGCTGGCACCGAAGGTGCTGGAGGCGTCGCCGGTGCTGATGTTGACCGCGCTGCCGACCGTCCCGCCGCCGGTGCCGATGGTGACCGCACCGGTGACCGACGGATCTGTGCCGGTGCTGGTGCCGGTCTTCAGGGTGAGCGTGCCGGTTGCGGTGGTGGAGTCAGGCGTGGTGATGCTGATGGCGCCGCTGGTGGCACCGGCGGCGGTGCCGCCGGTCAGCGTGATCGCGCCACCCGGCCCGGTTGCGCCACCCGGCCCGCCCCTGATGGTAACAGCGCCGCCGGCGCCGGTGCCGAAGCCGCCGCCCGAGGTGACGGTGATATCGCCGCCGGCGGCGTTGCCGGTGGTGGTGGCATTGCTACCGAGGAGCGAGAGGGGGCCACCGCGCTGGCCGCCCGAGGAAGAGCCAACCTGCAAGTAGATGCCGTTGGAGCCGGTTGTGGCGGTGCTTGAATGCGTGCCCGTGGTAAGCTGGATGTTCTGCGCCAGCGACGCGTTGCCGGTGGTCAGCGAGATCGCACCGCTCATGCCAAAGCCGGTGGTGGGTCCTCCTCCGGTTTTCAGGACCACACCGCCGGCCTGCCCATTGGCGGCGCTCGCGGTTCCGGTTTGCAGCGTCAGGGTGCCGGTGACGGGGCCATCAGGCGAAGCCAAGGTCAGCGGGCCGGTGCCGGCGCTGCCCCCGGCGGCGGCGCCGCTGGTCATTGTAATGCCGCCGCCATTTCCTGTCGCACCGCCGGCACCAGCATTGACGGTGACATTGCCGCCCTTGCCGGTGCCGAAGCCGCTGCCGATCGTCACCGTCAGGTCGCCGCCGAGGCCGTTGCCTGTCGTGGTGGCGCTGCCGGTGGTGAGCGTAATGGCACCGGCATTCTTGCCGCCGGTCGTGTTGCCAGTCCGCAAAGAAATCGGCCAAGTGTTGGCGGTAGTGTGTGAATGCGTGCCGGTGAACAGATTAATACCGTTCACATTACCTGAACCGGTAGATATATTTATTGTGCCACTAATACCAGTGCCGGTTCCATTACCGGTTGTCAGATTGATGTCACCGGTTTGCACGCCCGACGCGCCGGTTTTCAGCGTGATGCCGCCGGACGAACCGGTCACGCCATCCGGTGTTAGCAGCGTGAGCGCGCCCGAGTCGGTGGTTGACGCGATCGTCGCGGCGCTGACCGTCGTCGCCCCCGGCGTGATCGTCACGGCATTGTTGGCGCTGGTGCCCACCGCGAGCGTGGTGAAGGCACCGGTGTTCGGCAGCGCGCTGCCGATCGGCGGCGGTGAGGAGAACGCCCCAGTCAGCCCAGCGCCGGAGATCTGCCCGGTGACCGCGAGCGTGCCGCCGAGGGTGGTGTTGCCGGTGGCGCTCAGCGTGCCGTTGATCGATACCCCGCTGGCACTGATCTGCGTCCAGTAGGCGCTACTGTTACCGACCGGCGCGCCGGTGGCATCCGCCGGATAGAACGAGATCTGCGAGCCGAGATTGGTGCCGTAGATTCCCGAGCCTGAGCCGGAGCGGAAGAATGCGATCCCTGCCGCATCCGTCGGATCGGCGAGCGATGACCAGTTCAGCAGCAGCCGCGCCGAGCCTGACGTCGCCGCGTTGGCCAGCGTGGTGAGCGGGCCGAGCTTAGTGTTGTTGGTCACCGTCAGCGCGGTGCCGGTCGCGGTGAACGTCGTGGCGTTCGGGACGGTGCCGCCGGTGAAGCCCACGCCGGGGGCCGAGATCACGCCGGCATTGATGGTCACCGTGGTGCCGTCGATCTTCACGCCACCGAGCACCGTGGTGCTGGCGGTCGGCAGCACGTAGCCGCTGGTCCCGGCGGCGATCGCGGCGGTCACGTAGGCCGTGCTGGCGACCTGGGTGGTGTTGGTGCCGGGTGCCGCTGTCGGCGCCGTCAGCACACCCGTGACGGCCAGCGTGCCACTGACGGTGGCGTTGCCAGTGATCTGCACCACGCCGGCAGGCGTGCCGGTGCCGGGCTGCAGCACGATATTGCCGGAGGGTCCGCCGGTGTTTTGATTGCCGGTCGAAATGGTAACCGCGCCGGTCGCCCACGGCCCAGACGGCACGGTGCCGGTCGTGATGAGAACCGGACCAGACGAAGATGTGGCGTTGCCGGTGCCGGAATAGAGGGAAATCCGGCCACCCAGTCCTGCACTACTCGACCCGGCTACCATCATCACGCTAGGAGACACGGCACCGGTGGTGGCGGCCCCCTGGAATACAAGCGTGCCGACGTAACTGACGGTCTGGTTGCTGGTCTGGGTGAGGTTGATCGTGTTGGCGAAGGTCGCGATGCCGCTGACGCTCAGCGCGCTGAACGCGCCGGTCGACGGATTGACGAGGCCGATCGGCGTGCCGGTGAGGCCGTTGGCCACCGACAGGGTGTCCATCAGGAAGGCGGACCCCTGCACGACGAACTGGCAGCCGACGGTGATCGTGCCGGTGCCGCCGGCGCCCTGGTCGATCGTGCCGCCGGGTAGATGCAGGTTGAGGCCGGTGATGTTGCCGGAGGCCTGCACGGTGGCGCTGTAGACGCCGCCGCTGACGTGCAGGTCGCCGACCACGTTACCGGTCAGCAGCGTAGGCGCGGGGGTCCAGTCGTGGTTGAGCCGGCAATAAGGTGTGCCGTCCGATGGCGCGTCGGGGATGCCGCCGCCGGCGCCGCCGACGCGCGCGTCGACATAGGCCTTCGACGCGGCGTGCAGGTCGAGCGACGGCGATTGGCCGAGGGTGAGGTTGCCGACCACGCTCGGGTTGGTGAGCACACCGCTCTCGGCGTCGACCTTGCCGGCGAACAGCCGGTTCCAGTCGTCGGCCAGCGGCACGTAGTCGGGATAGAAGTTGGCGCTGCTGTTGGGAATGACATCGCTCATGGCGTTCTCCCCTGGCCGATGCCGATTGCCTGGATGATGAACGGCCCGGTCCCGGCGATCGGCCCCAGCACCATGAACGAACCCGCCACCGCCTCGCACTGCACCTGACCGGTGACCACGCGGTCGCGCGTCACCGCGATGAACGCGGTGGCATACTGCATCAGCGGCACCGACAGCGCCGCGCTGGTCAGCTCGGCCTTGAGCAGCGGCAGCGGCGGGGTCTTGCCGAGGATGTCCTCGAAATAGCGCACGCCCTTGGAGGTGTCATAGTATAGCTCACCGTTGAATAGACGGATCGCACTAGCAACGTCCTGCGCGATCGAGTAAGGCTCAGCCGCGACGGCGATGTTGCCGAACGCGTCGAGCACGAGGTCCCATGTCAGTGTATCTAACAACAGAGTCTGCATCAACCACCCCGTAACTTGGCCACCTCGGCATCCAGCTCCTTGATCGCGTTGAGCATGGCATAGATCAGCGGCGTCTGGTCGAGGCCGCGCATGTCGGTCAGCTGCAGGTCGCCGACCACCGCCTCGGGTATGACGTGCTCGACATCCTGCACGCTGACACCGACGAACGGGCGCTCTGGCACGGTGACGTCCGGCGGTGCCATCTCCTGGCGGTAGGTGTAATAGCGCGGCGTCAGTTGCCTGACTTCGGCCAGCCCACCGGTATAGACATCACCGATGGTCTTCATTCTCTCGTCGGAATAAGTATACCACTGCCCGCCGCCATACTTCCAGGCACCCTGGGTCCACAGAAACATATCGCCGTCTTCGGCGCTGTTGAGGCGCGGATAGGTCAGCTTCATCACCGGCTTGCCGTTGCGTATCCAGGTCAGGTCACCGGCGAAGTTTTGGCCATCGCCCGAGTCGCTGCTCAGCCAGTCGAAGTAATATCCGCTATTGGCACCGGAGAACTGCAGGCGGCGGACGTTGCCGCCGGTGGTCAGGTAGAAGTCTCCCAAATTGCCGATATAGACCGGGCCGCGCGAGAAGAGATCGCCGGCAGCGAGCTGGCCGGCGACATCGGCGTTGCGCCCGACGGTCAGATCCAGAGATACGCCAGCCGAGGCGCAAGTGACGTTGCCACTGACCGCGACCGCGCCGCCGGTAAACGCGCTGGTCGCGTTGATGTTGCCGGTCGAGTTGATGTAGCCACCGGTGATCGTGCCGGCGGCGGCGATGTTGCGCTGGGCGGTGAGGTCGAAATTGGCATTGAGCGAGCCGTTGACCTGCACGTTGCCGTCGATCTGCGCCGAGCCGGTGTCATGGATGTATGCGGTGGTGATGCTGCCGTTCACCACGAGGTTGACGTCGATCTGCGCCGAGCCGGTGCTGTGAATCCATAAACCGACCAGCGCACCAAGTGCGGTGATGTTGCCGTTGGCGATGATCGAGCCGTCGATCTGCACGTTGCTGGTGCCGTGGATGGGGCCGACGGTGATGCTGCCGGCGCTGACCGATGCGGCGGTGACGGTGCCGTCGATAGTGGCCGCGCCATGCACGATGGCGCTGCCGTTGACCGTCAGGTTGCCGGTGCTCGCCGCGCCGTAGACCGTCAGCGTGCCGGCCTGCACGCCGAGGTTAATGGTGGCATCGCCGTGGCTGGTCAGCGAGCTGGCAGAGATCGCGCCGCCGGCGGTGATGTCGTGGACATTGGTGATGTTGCCGGTGTTGTCCACCGAGAAGATCTCGGCGGTATAGGCATCGTTGATCAGCGCGAAGGTGCCATTGTAGACGCGCAACCATTTCTTCGGACCCAGCACGGTGGTCCTGCCGTCGGCCTGGATCGTGTTGCCGGCGAACGCGATCTGCGCGCCCAGCGAGGTGTTGGTGGCCGGCGCGGCGGCGGTGACCGTCAGGCCCGGAACGATGCCCTTGCCGGAGGCGCTCACGTCGGGGAACACCGGCGTCTGCCAGCCGCCGCCCCCGGTGTCGGGGTTGGACATATTGTTGTTGGCGGTCGACTGCCAGACCAGATAGGGCGTGACGTTGGAGCCGATGCGCGCCTCGGCGGGATAGCCGCCGATCTGGCTCTGGAACAGCGGATCGAGCCGCACCGGCCCGCCCGCCTGGAACCAGCGATCCCACTCGGTGATCTGCTTGATCACGCCGTTCAGGTCGGCGCCCGACGGTGGGATGCCGCCCGCCGAGACCGGGGTGAAGTTGAGCGGAACGAAGCCATCGACAAACGACGCGGCACCATTGACCGCGCCGATCTGCGAGGCATTGGGCACGGGGTGGACGAACCCGGTCTTGGCGCCCGACGCCCAGGGCGTCGGGATCTTCAGCGGCAGGTTGGCGACGCGATCCATGCAGCCTCCATCATTGGACGGTCCCGTTCGCGCGCACGCTGCCTGCGCCACGGATCGGCACGCTGAATCTGGTCGAGCTGCTGGCATGCACGCCGCCACGCCCGTCGATCATCGCGAAGGCCAGCACCCTGCGCTGGATCGAGGCGTTGGCGCTCAGGCTGCCCACGCCGCCGATGCCGGCGCGGACCTGCGGCGGACCCACGCCGCGCATGGTGCCGACGCCGTCGATGCGCGCCGCCGCCGCCAGCTTTTGGCCCAGCAGCGGCACCGCATTCGCCGCCACCCCGCCACGCCCCGCCATACCACTGCCGCGCGCGGCGACCTGGGTGGTGGCCGAGGCGCGCACCGTAGCGACCCCCCGGAGCGTCACCGGCAGGCCGACCACGTCGGCGGTGGCCTGCACGCCACCGATGCCGCCGATGACCGAGCCGACATGGTAGGGCGCGGCGGTGCTGGGGTTGAACGAGTAGGTGACCGAGACGCCGGTCGGACGCGGGATGACGCCGGACTGCGAGATGATCGCCGCCGTGACCGGGGTCGGTTGGAACTCAAAGATGTAGCTGATCGACATATCCTGGTTGTCGACCACGTAAGCCCGGCCCTGCGAGGCGAACAGGTTGATCAGGATCTGGTTGATCGACGGGATCGAGCCGTTGGTGATGTTGAACATCGCCTTGGCCAGGATCAGCGTGCGATAGCCCTCGTCGTTGAGCACGTAGTTCGCGGTGAGCGGCTGGTTGGAATAGAAGATGCCGCCGCCCTGCGCTGCGGTGGGCGCCACCCATGACGTGTTGAACGGCCACGCCGATTGCACGGTCGCCTCATTGAACCCCCAATAGGGGTCGGTGGTCTGGATCTTGAGCACCCGGCCCACCGCGACGATGCGGCCCCAGACGTCGAGGCCGTAGCCCCGCGCGGTGTCGACGTTCCAGATGAAATTATAGAAGTCCTCCAGATCCTGCTTCGGGTCGATCCACTGATTGATGGCGTAGAGCAATGTCTGGATGGTCGGCGACTGATTGTATTGACTGATAACGGTGCCTTGCCAATTGATCACGGCGCCGAAACCAGTGCGATGGAGATGTTGGCCGCCGACAGGACTGGCGCGTGGGCAACGCCGACCGCCACGTCGTCCAGGGTCGGTATCATGGAGAACATCGCCTCAGAGGTAATCGCCGGGGTCGGCGCCATGTTGAGGTTGTAGGTGCCGACGCCGCCGGTGCCGGTGCCAAGCGAGACGATGCGGGTGCCGTCCATAACGACGTGAGCAGAGTCCACCGGGGCAGTAGCAGCCACGGTTTGCCCGATGGCGATGGCGCCGGTGGTCATGGCGGAGACGGTCATCACGGTGCCGCTGATCGCGGCGGTGAACTGCGCCGCCGGTGCCACGCTCGATCCCAGCTTGATCGACACGAGCTGCACCCACGGGCCAAGCCCGGCGACCGCCGCATAGTAGCGCGAGGCGAACACCGTCGAGCCGATCCTGGCGCGCGAGCCGCCGTCGGCACCGCTCCACGCGTTCAGCACTACGTTCTGCACCTGGATCAGCGCGTCCTGCGGGACCTGCACGCTGTTGATCAGCGTCACCAGCATGACGAAGGTCTGCGGCGCCGCGTTCTGATAGGTGATCGGGTAGCTGGGTGCGGGCGGCGAGTAGCCGCCGTTGGTGTCATACACCGTGATCGTGGTGTTGCCCGCCATGTTGCAGCCCGGCGCCTTGCGGGTGAAGATCGCATTGGCGATGTCGGCGCCGATACCACCCGAGACGCACACATAGAGCGAGTGCGGCTGCAGCGTGACACCGTCCACGGTGACCGCCGAGCTGGTGAAGTTTTCCGTGACATAGGCGTCGAGCACGTCGTTGACGTTCAGCACGGCGCCCAGCACCGAGGCCAGCATGCCCGCCGAATTGCCGGCCACCGAATTGAAGCGCCGGCGTTCGAACTGCGCGCGCGTCTCGACGTCCTGGCCGACCACGCCATCGGCGTTGTTGATGATGGCGTCCCAGCCGGGAATGACGTTGTAGACCCTGTTCAACGAGCCGGTCGGACACGAGATCGGCCCCATCACGTTACATTCGAATGGCACCGTCGCGGTGCCGTCGGCGCCGATCACGCCCTGCGCGGTCGAGGTATAGAAATTGCCGTCCTTCGCCAGCGCCATCACGCCGACCGGGATGACCACGCCTTGCAGGCCGATGCAGGTCGCCTGCACCGTGGTCGGCAATGCCGGATAGCGGGTCAGGAAATAGATGCGACCGATGCCGTCCTGCATGCGGCCTTGCGAATAGGCCGGGTCGACGTTCTGCGTCAGCAGCAGGAACTGATCGTTCTTGTCCGAGATGATCGCCGCCTCGGTGGTGGCGAGCTGACCCTGCGGGGTCTCCAGTGCAGGGTTCAAGGCGCCGCCGAAGCAGGCGTTCAGATCGGCCCGCACACCCTTGAGGATGTCCTGTTCGGTCGGCAGGAGAAATCCGGTGTCAGTCCATCGTGGGCGCGGAACACTTGTTGTGCCACTCACATGGACCTCCCTTACGCCATGTGGGCGTTGCTATGTGGGGGCAAAGTAACCGAGGAAATACCGCGTGTTGAGTTCGGTCCAGTTGGGGTCCTCGGTGCCCTGACTATCCCAGAACGCCAGATCGCCGGTGAACCCGAGATAGGCGTCGCGCACGATCTTGCAGCGATCCAGTGCCAGCACGCCACCGATGATCAGATTGCCGTCGCGCCCGAGATCGATGTAGAGGCCGGTGGTGCGCTGATAGACGTTGATGTTGCAGTTTATGCCGTTCAGGCTGATCGTCAGGGTCTGCGCCGGCACCGCCAGCAACGGCACGACATATCGCGTCGTCGCGGGCACCAGCAGCGAGGCCTGAGCCAGATCCTCCGCACCCGACGTCATCGGCGCGGTAGCGACGCCGAGCGGCAGGCGCCGGTTGAGCGCGTAGGTGCCCTGGGTCCCCTGGGCGGTGCCGAGTGCGGTGATGCGGACATCGGACGGCACGTGATCGCCGTTGATGGTATGGCCGACCGCCAGCGAGCCGGCCTGCACATCGCCGACCAGCAGCGTGTTGCCGTCGATGGAACCGGTGAAGCGCGACAGGATGATCATCAGAAGAAAAACGATGTCGGCGGCACCGTTGTGCCGTCCTGTGGTGGCACCGGCAGTGGTGGAGCGGTCTGAGTTGGTGCGTGCGGATGCGAAGCGTCTGGCATGTTGGCCGGCGGCGGCGGCGTGGTGGCATCCGTGCGCGTCGGCATGTTGGGCCTGATCGGCTGGAACGGTCCAAAATTGGGATCGGATTCGATGGGAAGGTGCAGATCCTCCGGCTTAACCTCCTTCGGCTGCACCGAACCAACATTGGTGGACGCCGCGCCGGTCGGCGACTTGCCTGACGTGTTGTCGGTGAATGTCGCGCCGGCGCTGATGCGAACCTCCTGCACCCAGACATCCACCACCAGCAGGTTCAGCCCGCGACGGCTCTCGCGGCTATACTCCATGTGCGTCAGGTTGGCCTGCGGATAGATCGCCTCTGGCGTCACCACGACATACATATCCAGCGACGCCACCGCGCGCTCAAGCTGGGCGAGGAACTCGGTGCGTTGCATCGTGCCGCTGCCGATCGCGAACGAGATGCGGATGTCGAAGGGGACCTGCACCTTGTTGTAGGACGCGAAGGCGCCGCGCTCGATCGGGAAATCCGCGATCTTCATTTCGTGGCGGTAGTCCACCTTGATCACGCTGTCCCAGTTCGCGACCTCCTGCATGTTCTTATCGAAGATGCCCCATATCGGCTTGCTGAACAGCGCGCCCGGTTGGTCCTCGGTCATGGGCGCCACCAGCGCGGCGCTGAGTGCCATGCCGTAGGGGCTGACGTCGCCCGCTAGCGGCCCGCTGATGCCGGGGGCGTTGACGTTGATGCCCTGGGCCATGCCGCCGGCCCCTGGTGTGATACCGGAGAACGGCAGGCCGAGGCCGGCGGATGCGTTGATGTCGCCGGCGCCTTGGGCGATGCCGATGACGTTGCCGAAGCCGCCCTGTAGCGGCGGCACACCGGGGAATTGCAGCACGCCAGGAGCGCCTGCGGTGTTGAACGATCCGTCGGGATTGAAGCCATAGACCGGGACCAGCGGCATTTCACACCAGCCCCGTATCGACCTGCGACACGTAGTCGTAGCGCTTCAGCTCGCCCTTGATGCTCTTGGCGATACCGGCGGCATCGGTCGCGGCGGTATGCACGTGCAGATCGCCGATATGGGTCTGTGACGACTGCGAGCGATCGACGTTGGAGGTGTTGCTCGCCATCTGGAACTCCTGCGCCGTGGTCGAGGCGCCGACCGGCGGGAGCGTCTGGCTGCCGCCGGCCCAGGAACCGCCACCAGCGCTCGCCTGAGCGGCCACCGGGACTGGGGGTGTCAGGGTAGAGACCGCCGCCGGGGATGGCGCCAGCGGTGCCCTGGGCGGCAGCGTCTGGGGTGTTGGCGGGGTCGCCGCCGACGCGACCTGGGGCGCCGGCGAGGTGCCGTAGCGTTTGTGGATGGATTCCAGCGTCGACTGATAGTTCGACGCGGTCGCGTAGCCGCTGTGTCCCTGCGCTTCCAGCCCTTCGGCGACGGTTTTCGCCGCGAGCACGGGGGCATAATGCTTCGGGTGTCGCTTGAGGAACTCGACATAGCCGGTGGCGGCTTCCTCTTTGCTGCCGAACGTCGCGAAGCTGGCATTGATGGTATACCGCCCGCCCTTCCCCTCTTCTTGCGTCGAGACCGGCGCGCCGGCACCGCCGACACCACCGCCCGACTTGATGCCATAGACGTTGTAGCCGCCCGGCGTGTGGGCGCCGCCGCCCGATTCCAGCGTTGCCTGCGTCGCGCCGACCTCGGCGACGACCTCGGGATGTGGCAACCCAGCCTTGACCGCCGCGTCGTAGATCAGCTTCCGCTGCTCGTCGTAAAACGCGCTCTTGCCGCCGCCGACCCCCAGGGGTGCGACGGGGCCATCGGCAGCAGCGGGCGCCCCGGCGCCCTCGCCGCCACCACCGCCGCCGCCACCCTCACCCTGACCGCCACCACCGCCGCCACCGGGACCTCCCGGCCAGCCGGGAGCGTCAGCGGCAGGCGTGCCGATCGGTGGTAAAGCGCGTGGGGCGCCTTCGCCGATACCGGTGCCACGGCCCCACACCGCCGTCGAAGCGGGCATTGCGGCGGCCCCACCGGCGGGAGTTGGCTGCGCCGCTGCGGCGGAACCACCAGCAGGAGCGGCCCTCGGTCCGCCGATGAACTCAGGCACCCAGTTCGGCATCCAGCTCGGGCGTCGACTGCTGGTGTCATCATCGCCGTGTCGAGCGGCGAATTGCTGGGTCAGTGCGGCGCTCGCGAACCCGCCACCGGCGGGCGCCACAGGCCCCTCGACGGGCGTGCCGATCGGCGTCAGTGATGCCGAGCCGCCGGGCCTCGGTGCCTCTGTAGCAGCCGCTGCGGGCGTTGGTGTAGGCGCGGGTGTCGCGGAAGACGTTGGGGCGGGCGCCGTGGGCGCAGCGGCGGGCGGCGTTGGTGCCGGCGCTGTGGGCGTCGTGAAGGCCGGCGCAGCGGGTGTCGTGGGCGTTGGTGCGGGCGCTGTGGGCGTCGCGGCGGGCGGTGGTGGTGCCGGCGCTAGTGGTGCCGGCGCTGGCCCGCCACGGTTGCTCGGCGCCCACCAGTCGGACGCCGGGGCCGCTGGTGCTACCGGGTGCCCTGCTGGCTGGGCGGGTGTTGCCGAGTGCGCAGCCTCTGCCGCCTTCGCCGCCTCCTCGTCAGCCTTCTTCCCCGCCGCCGCCTGCGCCGCCGCGACGCGCTTTTCCATCTCCTCGCGGCTGATGACTTCGCCGGTCTGGCGATGGCGATAGCTCGCGGCATTGCCGCCGCCCGCCTCAAATTCGCCGGTGACGTCCTTCACGTCGTAGCCCAGCGCGTCGGCGGCTTGGTTCGCGTGCCGCTCGGCGAGGATGTCGCTGCCTACGGCGATCCCCGCGATCACGCCCACGGTGCCGGCGCCAGCGGCGACGCTGGCGGCGGTGCCGGCGACAGCGCCGGCGGCGCCCACAGCGCCAGCGGCAGTGCGGGCCGCGACGAGAGCGAGCAGCGCGTCCTTCAGCGATATGATCGTTTTGATAGCCGCGAAGATCTTGCTGCCGAGCCAGAACGTCGCGAACGCTTCCATCACCATGTGCCAGCCGCCGATCGCCTGGACGGCCTCGTTGGCGACGTGGGCGATTTCACCGATCGTCGTGGCAAACTGACCGGCGCCGCCGTTGATCAGCAGATCGAAGTCACGCGCCAGGGCGAGGATCGCCTCGCCAAGTCGCTTGCCCCACTCGGTGGCCTTCTCGGTCAGCCAGTCGCGGTTCTTGTCGATCCAGCGCTCGATCCGCTCCACGATCTGGGTGATGCCGGGACCTAGTTCGCGCCAGAACGCCCTGGCCAGCCCCATGGCCGAGTTCTCGACCTTGTCGAGCGCCGCGCTTAGCGCCAGCGCGTCCTTGGCATCTTGCGGCGTCGTGATGTTGCCCGAGCGCTGCTGATACTCCCGTTCTTTGCGGATCTCCGCGCCACCGGAAATGACCGCCGGCGCCAAGCCGGGGACGCCCATCTGCTCGACACCATATTGCCGCTGAGCGCCGGTCATCCCCTTGCGGTCAGCAGCGTCGGCCAGTACCAGGGCGATGTCGTCTGGCGACATCATTTCGCCGTCGGGGCCGATGATGTTGGCGCCGAATATCTCGCGCGCCTGCGACGGCATGTTGGATTTGCCGGTGTAGTGCCACGCCTGACGCTCGCGCGCCAACGTCGCCAGCGCGCTGGCGGTGCCCTGCGCCGTGCCGCCCAGGCGGCCCGCCATGTTCTCCCAGGTGGTCAGCGCATCGACGTCCATGCCGATGCTGCGTGCTAAATTGGAGGCCTGCTCGTTGGTCCGCAGGATGCCGCTGAACAGCCGCTCGATCGCCGAGACCGACATCGAGATCCCGAACAGCGCCAGCAGCTCGGTGGCGACGCGCTTGACGCTGTCGGCGGTCTTTCCGTAGGCCTCCTCCGCCCGGCGCGCCGCTTCACGCTGCACCTCGGCGGTCTGCTTCGCCGCCTCCTGCTGCTCGTGCGCGGCCTTCTTCGCCGCCGCTTCCTGCGCCGCCGCTGTCTTCTCGGCAGAATCGATCGCCTGCTCTGCCGAACGCTGCTGGGTATGCGCGGTGTTGGTCGCGGTCTTCTCGGTCTCCTGCTCGATCCTCTGCAGGGTGGCGAGAACCTGTTGCAGGAAGCTGTTGGTGGTGGCCTTGGCCTGCTCGATCCCGTCACCGAACTCGGTGGGATCGAGCTTCAGCGTCATCGTCAGTTCATCGATGATCGTCGGCATGCGGCCCTCGCTATCAGACCGCGTCGGTCGCTGTCAGATCGGGTTCACCGACGCCATGATCGTGGAGAACCACGGACCGTTCGGCATCTCGCTTTCAAGCGTGTAGGTGTATGAATAGGTCAGGTAATACCAGATGTCGCCCGGCTTGTCGGGGGTGTCGCCGCCGTTGAACAACTGGCTCTGCACGCCGATCTTCTTGCCGCCCAGCAGCACTTTGCGGAACAGGCACGTGAAGATGATGCCCTTCTCGTTGAAGGTCGGGTAATCCTTCAGGCCGTTCTGCGGAGTGAACAGCGGCACGTCCTGCCCGGCGGCGCGCTCCTTGTTGCGCTCCCAGATGGCAAGCACGTTGTTCTCCAGCGTGAAGTTGATACCGGAATGCTCGGCGATGCGCCTGATCTGCTGCAAGACCGTGCCGGGATAATAGATATCGCGCAGCTTGGCCTGCACGCCGCCGGCGTCTTCGAAATGGGCACCCATCCGCTGGGCGAGCTGCTGCATGGTGCTCGACACGTCGACCGTGCCCTGGATGCTGACCGGCGGCGCCGGCTTGATGGCGGCGAGACCACCCTCATAACCGGTGACCTGCAGCGCCACGTCGGGCTGCGACGTGCCGTCGAAATAGGCGTCGTAGATGTTGCCGTAGAACACCTGGGTCATGCCGGCGAGATCGTCGCCCGCCTCGACAATGACGCGGTTGTCGCGGGTGCCGTCGTATTTCCGACCGAAGGTGAGCACCTTCTGCATGTCGCTCAGCTTCATGCCCCAGATGCGAAGGTTCAGCGCCGTCTGCTGGCCGAGCGCGCCCTTGGTGATGGTTGCCTGGGCGCGATAGCCGCGCAGGGTGATGGTGTTATGGCCACTCTCGCCGAACTGTCCGGTGCCCATCGAGAAGGTGATGTCGAGCTTTCGCCTGATATAGGGGACCGCCGATGCGAACGCCCCCTCTGTGTCGGCGGCGGTGAATTGCGCGGAGGCGTCGGACATCGGCTACACCGTCGGTGGCGCGGTGCTGCCGAGGCCGCCCTGCACACCACCATGGACATGCGTGTTGTCGATGTGCTTGCCGTTGCTGGTGATGGTGCCGCCGGTCTGCTCGATCGGACCGACGATCTTGATCGCCGCCGCGTTGATGGTCAGCGTGCCGGTCGCGGTGATCGCCATGTCCTTCTTGGTCAGCAGCGCCATGCCGTCATCGGTGAATTGCACATACTGCTCCGGCGCCTGCTTGGCGATCACCGTGCCGATATAGAGCGCGTCGGCCAGATCGTGGCGGCGCAGCGATCCCGGCGTCGAGGCGTCGCCCTTGTTGGCCTTGACCGCGCTGATGTCGCGCGAGGCGCAGACGATGACCCCGATATCACCCACCTTGGGGTCCATGATGATGCCGTTGGCGCCGGTCTGCGCACGGTGATACGGGATGTTGAAGATCGTGCCGTGCGGATGGGCGTTGCCGTCGCCGTCGATCTGATGCACCAGCAATTGCACGTCGATCGTGCCGGGTGGTGCCACCTCGCCGTTGCTGCGCGCACTGACCACGGTGACCACCGCCGATGTCGCGACCTCGGACAGCACGCTGTCGACCATGAAGCGCAGCGCGGTGGCCTCGGAGCCGATGCCCTTGGCGCCGCGAAATCCGGTATAGCCATCCGAGCCTGACATCTAGCGCTCCTGGTCGCGTGTCGCCCATCGCGTGGCAAGCTGATGGTTGAAGTTGTCGACCCTGATCACCTCTGACAGCTTATAGAGATCCGCAACCCCGTAGACGGTGTCAAGCTGGTTTAGCGTGGCGAGCTTGGCCGAGATCACCGCCCCGAGCGCGCCGCTGCCAAGGTTGCGATATTCTGACCAGATGGGTTGCTCGCCTCCGACGTATCCGCTGTCGAGGTCCAGAACCTGCCGCGCACGGAAAAACCCAGATGGGTGTCGAACCACGCCTCCCGCAGCGTCATCAGCGTGGTGAGTTCTTCGATGTCGTCGTTGATGATCAATTGCCGCACGATGTTGGATCGCTCGGGGTTGGGCTGGTAGGTGACGCACGCCATCATCTCGTCCAGCAGCGGCTTGCACACCGTCCAGTCGATGCCGCCGATGCCATGCACGGCGATCCACGCGGCACAGCCTTCGAAGCCCATCTGGAAGAACCCCGGCGGCACGTTGGTGTTGCCGGCAGCGAACATGGTCAGCAGCCGACCCGCCCAGTATTCCGCGTCGGTCGCGGCCATCTCGGTGATCCAGAACACCTTGCCTTTGTCGCGCCCCTCGCGCTCGATCACCACGCGATCGCGCCGGCGCGCCATTAAAGAAGCTGCTCCACAGCCGCCGGCAGCGCGCTGAGCGGCACCGTCGTGATGCTCTGCCACGTGATCGAGAACCGGCGCGGCTGCAGGATGCGCCGCGCATCGGCCATCGGCGGATAGTTGGTGAGGAACCCTTTGACGCAGTGGAACGCCCGGGACACCGACTGCAGCGTGATATGCGCGTCGGCGACGAGCACCTCGCGTGCCGCCTCCTGCGCCGCATACCAATTGTCGAACAGGTCGTTCGACCGGCTGTCCGCCTGCAGCGCGATGGTCTGCACCTTGGGCTGCGGCGTCCAACCGCCCGACAGGTAACCATCGACGCCCATCAACGTCTCCACCGGTGCCACCAGGGCATGCGAGAAGATGTCGTCGGCGGCGAACCCGTGCAATTGTTGCGGCGTGTCATACAGGGTCGGTATCGCGATCATGAACACCGCGTTGGCGGCAGTGATAGTTGCCACGGTAACCTCCTTACCCGCGCGAGCGGTGCTATTATTGGACCATCACTGACGCGAGGGTGAGCCGCTGGATGCTGCCGCCGTCCATATACCAGAACGTCATGGGCGGCGTGCCACGGGAGACACGAACCTCCGGCGGTGGATCGAGAACCTGCAGGTAGTAACCGTTGGACTGGAGGATGCGATCGATCTCCACGCCCGCCATGGTGTTGACCTCGGCAACCTGCGCCTGCGACAACACCACGCCGATGCGGATCGCGCCGAAATTCACCGCGCGATTGATCACGTCCTGGCACGCCGCCTTGATCATGGTGTAGCCGACCTGATTGTAGGGGATCGACCCCGCCTGGGTGAGCAGGTCCATCAAGGCGAGTTGGAACGCGTTGTTCATCCAGATCTGGTTGACGTAGCTGTCGATCCAGCGATAGGGGCCGGACACCAACCCGGGATACAGGAAGCGGAACAGATCGTTCGCCGTCGTCCAGATGCCGTAGTAGTTGTAGAAATTGGATTCCAGGTTGGAGGCAACCGCACCGCTGGTGACCTCGGGCACGATGCCGGTCTGGCCACGGAACGCCAGGGTCTTGCGACCGTTGAGGCGATTGAAATCGATCGCCGCGATGGTGCCCATGGTGAACATCGCGAGGTTGCGACCATTGGTGACCGACGTCGATGAGATCGGCACCGTGCCGGATGTCAGGTTGGTGTTGAGGATGCGCCCCAGGCTGCTCTGCGCGTTAGGCGAGACGGTCGGCGAGCGGTCGAGGTCCCACGCGACATAGAGATAGTTGTTCTGCTGCAGATTGGTCCAGGCGGCAAACTGCTGCTTGTAGGTGTTGGTGGTGCCGGCAACGGCATCAATGTCGAAGTCAGTGGTGAATGACGCCCAGTTCTGCGTCAGCTTCAGTATGTTGTCCATACAAGCCGCCACCGAATCCAGCGGGCGTCCCCCAGACGTCCACGACATGCCCATCGGCTGCAGACGCGCGCCGGTGGACTGCGACAGGCCGATCTGGGTTGCCAGATTGCCGGACCACCCGGTCAGATGCGACATGGTCGGCACGCGCGTAGTGGTGTCGGTGTTGGGGGCCAGGAATGGTGCGACGGCGATCATGAACTGGAAGGTCGCGCTATCCCAGGTGCAGCAGTTGACATACGCTTTGATCGTTATGGGTGTGGTAATGTTCAGCGTGCGGTTGATGGTGAAAGTGCCGGTCAACCAGTTATCCGTCGTGGCGATGCCGTTTATGATGTAGGTGCCGGCGGGAATGCCGGGACCGGTGATCGGCGATCCAGCCTGGAAACTTCCGCCGACGGCACCGTGCGAGATGATCCTGAGCGTAGTGCCACTGATCGTGCCGCTGGCTTGGGTGATCATCGGGGAGCCATAATACGGGATAGCGGCACCGATCATCTGCGCCGCCATCGAGAACGATGTGGCGCTCGCCAGGGTGATGGGCTGGCTGGTCAGGCTAACGCCGTCCATCATCAGGGTGATCGTGGAGTTCGCCTGCGTCGCCTGGAGCTGCGGCAGCGTCATGGCCGGCAATTGCGCCGATCGCAGCCACGCCGGCAGCCAACGGCCACCGCCGGTCCAGGTGGCCATCAGCAGCGCGCCAGGGCGCTTGGTGGCATTGATGTCAGCAAGGAAATACGTGCCGGCCAGCATCGAGATGTAGCTGGTCGGGCCGAAGAATGCCTGCACCGACGTCAGGTCAGGGAACGAATAGACCTGATCGATTGGAATGTGGTTATCGTAGGTGATCACCAACCCAAGCAGATCGAGGCCGACGCCACCCGCGTTGAGAACGGACGGAACGACAGAGACGATTTGACCGGCGGGAATCGCAGAACCGCTCATGGCGCGAGGCTCCTCTGGTATGTCGGGGAAATACGCGCGGCGTGACGCGACGCGGTCGGATCAGGGGGTGTGCGGGGTCACTTGCGGCATCGTCACCACATCGACCGAATAGATGCCGAGCCTCAGTTGGTCGGCGAACTCCTGATCGAGCGAGACGACGAGATTGACCTGGGTGTGCAGATCAACGATCCAGCGGTCTTCCCACTGTGACTCGGCATTGGGGAACGGCACCATGCGCGGATCTTCGGCATAGAGCGGTGTCATGCCGTAGGGTTGCGACGCCTGCGCCAGGAGCTGGCAGCCCCGTTCGTCACGCCACGTGGTCTGGATCGCCAGCGCGTTCATGTTGCCGTTGGGACCATGCACGTCGCACTGATAGACCACGTCCATCGGCTGCAGCATGGTGTGCCGCCCGGCATAGATATTACTGCCTGCCGCGACCATCTGCGGCGGCGCCACGGTGTAGCTCCCGGGGGTCTCCAACACGGCGGTGACCACGCTGCCAGGAACCATCACCGAGCCGTAGAGCAGGTATCCCGGCAATAGCTTTGGGCCGGAGGTCACGGTCAGCGTGTCGTTGACGATGCCACCGATCAGATGAAGATCCGCGTCGGCGTCGACATTGGTCGACAGCCGTTCGCGTCGCAGCGTGGTCAGCACGCAGAAGTCCGGCGACAGCGGTTCCGGCACCCGGTTGCCATAGGCGCGGATCACCTCGACGCCGGTTGGCAGGATGCCGAGCAGCACCGCGCGCACCGCTGTCATGATCTCGGTGTCGCCGATACTGACCAGGGCTGGCATCAGTCCTCGTCGTCGCGCTTGGTAGTGGCGAAGCCGGGGACCGCCGCATTCGGCGTGGTCACCAGCATTGGCTGCTGGTCCTTGGCACCGTAGTAGATGTCCTTGCCGCGTTTGGCACCGTAGAGCGGACGGATGGAATCGACGCCCGAGATGGTGCCCTTGTTGCGCGACGCATAGAACACCTCCTCGCCCTTCTCGGGTCCGTAGGTGTCTTCCATGTTCGCCTTGATCTTGGCGCCCTTCTCGGTCAGCGGCATCGCTACAGCTTCAGCCGGATCGCGCGGCGCAGGCCGTCATCGAGATGGCCGACCAGACGTGGTCGCGGGAAGTAAAGCGGATTGACCACAGGCGTGTCATCCGGCACCACCGGCGGTGCCTGCATGACGATCTCGGACGCCCAGGCCGGACCCATCCGCAGCCAGTGATAGATCAGCCGCTGCTTGATGTCGTCCGGCACATAGTCGTCCGCCGCGAAGTCCGCCGGCCACTCGGGAGCCGGTGGCGCTTCGACCTCGACCGCCGTCACCTCTGGCGCCGCCTCCACCACCGGCGCGGGGGCTGGCGCGGGGGCGACGTAGACGACCGGCAGATACTCGACCTTCGCCTCGGTGATGAGCCTCAGGTCAAGGAAGTCCTGGGTCGCCTCCTTGAGCTGGACGACCGGCTCGACCGGCTCGACCGGTGCGGTGTCGCTCACGAGGTTATCCGAGCACGGTCCACGTGCCATCGCCGCCCGAGAGATACAGCACCGCGCCTACCGTGCCGCTGGAATCGGTGTAGAGCGAGCCGATCTGATCGAACCCCGGCGTCGCGCCACCGGGCGCGCCCTGGCCGACCGAGATCACCATCGAGATCGGCGGCGTGCCGATGTTCACCGCACCGCTGGCTGATGCGGCACCGACGGTCTCCTGCAGCGCGGAAATTTCGCCGGCGATGGTTGTGAAATTGGCGCGGACATCGGCGGTGTAGGCCTCGCCGCTCGCCGGCTTGGTAACGTCGACCATGGAAGGCATTGCTGTTCTCCGTTGCTACAGGATGGTCACGCGGGCCAGATCGTCGCGCCGTCGTCCCAGGTCGTGCCGTCGTCGTCCCACGACGTCAGCGGCACGATGGCGCCGTGGTTGGGACCAAAGCGCCGCCAGTGCTCCATGAGCTGCGCCTGGACATCGCTCGGCACCGAGGTATCCACCGGCGTCGAGGCGTCGAAGACCACCGGGCCGCTACCGCTTCCACTCATCGCAGGCTCCTTTTCAGACGGGGGACGGAGGGGGTGCCACGAATGGCTGCGACGGCTTCGGCGACTGCAGCGTGACGATCACCTTGCACCAGTCCGGCCACTGCTCGGACACCATCGTCACCAGCCACTCGTAGCCGTCGAACAGGAACACATCGCCGCCGGTCTCGTCGGCGCGGACGATCCCTGACCAACTGCCGTTGATGTAGACCGACAGGCGGTTCGCCTGGACGTTGAAGCCGACATCGGCCAGCAGGCGCAGCTCGTCCGATGTCAGGTTCTGCACCTGTCCAGGCCCCGACAGCAGCTCGTAATTTGGCACGCGCGAGCCGTCGGGGTTGGTGGTGTAGCCGGCGGTGGCACGACGGATCTGGATGGTGCGGAACGGATTGACGATGCCGATCAGCGGCGCCGCCATTTGGTGGAGGTTCATCCCTCGACCACTTCGTGCTCGACGCTCTTGACCATCAGGCTCGTTTCGATGAGCGGCTTATCAAACCCCTTCCGGTCGATCGTGCTCTGCGCCAGCGGGGGTTCCATCAGCGTGTTGATCGACTCGCGCACCCGCCCGGCGATCTCCTGACCCAGCGTGTCCAAGGTCGCGTCAACGTCGAGGTCGTTACTCTTCAGTATCACCGACGCCATCTTGCCCCACTTGGGCGACTGCGCGGCGATCATGTTGCGGAAGAACGGGCGCGGTGGCTGGCCGTGCTTGGCGATGCCGAACTCATTCCACGCCGCGACCTGCGGCACCGAGGTGCCGTCGGGGTAGGTGCCACCCTTCAGGAACCCGACCTTCAGCGTGCGCGGGTGCTCGGCGATCTTGCGCCGCAGCTCGTCCAGCGCCCCGGAGTTTTTCCTTACCAGTGCCGCCATGCGCCGAGCCTGCCGGTGAAGGTGTTGGCCTCGGGGAAGGGCTGCGGCCCGATATGGTATTGCCACGTGCGATACTGCGCGGTGGCCGCCCAGTAGAGCGCGCCGTATGGCGTTTGTGTATACCACGCCTCGCTCGGTCCGCCGCTGCCGGCGGAACCGTAGTCGGAGGTGATCGACACCGAGCCTTCGGTGGCGGAGTTGATTCGCCCGACCATGCCGACACCCTGGCCCGGCGTGACGAACCCGCACGCCGTCAGTCCGCCGTTCAGTGCCGCGATGTGGGCGGTCAGCATGTCGAGGTAGCCGGCGCGCGGCTGCTGCGCCGGCACCGGCGAGCACGGCGAGTTGTCGCAGAACATCGTCGCCTGATTGAAGAACATCTGCGCGCGCGGTTGGGTGACCGCCTGAAACTCCGGATAGCACGCCATCCAGTGCGGGTAGTCGAACACCACGACATTGGGATCGACCGGGACGATGACGTCGCTCATGGGTTACGCCGGATACTGCGTCGGATACTGTTGCGGCGGCTGCTGCACTGGTTGCGCCACGGGCTGCTGTGGCGGCGGCGCCATCGGGCGCTCCTGCTGGCGGCGCTCCACGATCGCCAGGGCCTGCTGCTGCGCCTGCTCTGCCGCGCCACGCTCGGCTGTCGCCGCCTCGGCCTGCGCATCGGCCTGCTTGCGCAGGATCTCGGCCTGCCGGATCTGGGCGTCGGCCTGCCGCACCCGTTGGGCGGCCACCTGGGCGGCGGTGCGCGCCGCGTCCAGCGGGGTGTCCTCGGCGAGCGCGCCGCCGGTGTCATCCTCCAGCCCTAGCTCAAACCCGTATTCGTCCTGCGTATCTTGCATGGCATCCACCTCGGCCTGGGTGACCGGTCTAACGGTGTCCAGCAGCGCCGGGTTCGCGGTCATCCACTCGTTGAACGCCGCGAGATCGACGTCATAGGTGATGCCGGTGCCATGCACCGCGCCGGGGTCGCGCTGGCCGACGATGGTGACGGAATAGGGGTCGACCCCCTCCGGGTGCGTCGTGGCCGAGCATAGCACCGAGACCGGCAGGGTGCTGGCGACGATCGTGGTGGTTGATCCGGACATGGAGAGAACTCCCTTCTATGGTGTGCCGTCGATTCCTTGCACGGTGATCGCGCCGACCGACTGGCGCAGTCGCATGGAGATCGACAGATCCTGGGTTGGTCGGGCGAACGCGTCGCCATTGCGGAAGCCCATACTGGCCATCAGCGCCGCGACGGACCCTGCCTGTGCGGCGGTGCTCGGCGCCGACGCGTAGGAGATGGTCGAGGTGATGCCGGTGGTGTTGCTGTGGATGAGAAACTGCCACGGCGCGGCTGCTGACACGGACGCCGTCAGATAGGCGCCAAGATCGGCATTGATGCCGGCACAGATATCGTCGGCGCTGGCGACCGTGCCGAACACCCGCGCCAGCTTCAGGGTGAGGCCGTCGACCACGATGTCGAACCCGAGGGGAAAGAGGGAATTGTTGTTGAACAGGGCGAGCAGATCGAGCACGTCCTGATCGCTGAAATCGCCACTGATCAGCAGTGCCGATGTCGCTTCAACCGGCGCGGTGTAGAGCACGCTGTTGGAGGGCGGCGCCTCGGTGGCGCCGCTGGCATTACTTGCGGTGACGACGCAGCTTATCGTGTGGCCGTCATTGCTCGCCAGCAGCGGCAAGGTGTCACCGTTCGGGCCGATCGGCAGCGTGTCGTCCTGCATCCACTGGTAATCATAGTGGGTTGGGACATTGGTCCAGTTGCCCATCGTGCAGCGCATGCGCTGCTCTTCCTGCCAGACATAGGGCACGTCGACATTGACCGGCGGCAGGAGCGGGTCGATCGGCGGTGCCGGCTCGAAACCATTCTCCAACCCGTAGGTCTGCAAGGGATCGCCGTTGGCGTCGAGCTGCTCCTGGGTCGCGTCGGTGATGAACGGGGTGAATTGTGGGTGCGCTACCATCCATTGGTTGAACAGCGCGCTATCGACGTCATAGGTCAGGCCCCAGCCGTTGACGGCGGACGGATCGCGCTGGCCGACGATGGTCTGCGAGATCTCCATGCCACCAGTGGTGCCGTGCGGCCCCTGCATCAGGACCGAGGTCTCCATTTTCGACGCGACGGTCACGGTGCCTGACATGCTGACCCCTCACACCGCGTCGGCGGTCGCGATCTTGCGCTGGAACTCCGGCGGCAGATTCTTCGGATCGATCGGCTCGAAACCGCTCTTCTCGTTACGGTGGTCGTTGGCCTGGGCGATCGTGTCACCCACCTTGGCCTGGGCGAATATCAGGCCGTTGCGCACGATGTCGGCGTCCTTGTATTGCTCCAGCCACTGCGCGAACCGGTCGGCATCGACGCCATGGGTCAGCGCGGCGCCGTGGGCGATCTGATAGGGCGCGTCCTGTCCGAGCTTGCGTGCCGGGCCGTTGATCTTGTGCTGCCACGGCAGCGCCTTGGCGATCTTCATGTCCTTCACGCCGCCGGTCATCACCGGCACGCTGATGGTCTCAAACTCGTAGACCTGCAGCACGAGGCCGTTGGGGATCTTGCAGGCGACGGTGACGGTTCCCGGCATCGCCTCAAACCCCGATCATACCGGCGATCGCCAGCGGGTAGCGAATGATCGCACCCCAGGTGCCGCCGGTCTTCTTCTGCGCGTAGCTCGACAGGCTGCGCACCAGCGCGTGGTCGCGGCTCTTCTCGTTGAAGCCGCAATAGCCGGTCTTGTTGCCGTCGAACTCCTTGGCGATGAGCTGCACCAGATTGCCGCCGGCCACCGCCGAATAGCGCGGGTCGGTGACGTAGGAGATGTTCGGGAAACTCTCCTTGATAAACGCCTTGATGGTGATGCCGAACGAGTTAATCGCGGTCAGCGCCGAGGCGACCGTGTTCGGATACACCAGGGTCATCGCGGTGTCCTGCGTGATGTAGCCCTGCGAATTGGAGGTGAGCTGATTGAACATCAGCTGGAAATCCTTGTAGATCTCCTCGGCGGTCGCGGTCACCGCGCCGTTGAACACCCACTTATTGGCGTTGCCCGCCGCCTTCAGGGTCGGCAGCAGATTGGCCGGCAACGACGGATCGTTGGTGATGCCGTAGTTCAGCAGCCCGCTGACCCCGAAGTGATAGGTGAGGTCGAGGAACTTATCGAGCGTCTTGGCAGCGCTCTGCTGCTTCTCGCTGACCAGCTCCAGCTTGGCCGCGCCGGCGCGCTCGACCTCCAGATCACCGTATTCGATGATGGTCTGGAACAGATAGGCCTGCCGCTGCTCCCACTGCTCGTTGACGTCGGAGCGGCCCATCGTGTTGTAGTCGCCGTATGACGACACTTCGCCGGTGTTCTCGACCACCGGGATGAAGATCGTCTGGTCGACCCACGAGCCTTTCTTCTGCTCGCCGAGGATCTCGGCGCCCTTGTTGGGCGCCTGCAGGATACGCACCACCTCGGAGTCTACGAGCTGGGTAAAGAACGCCGGAATGCCCGCGTTCGGCAGCGTGACCAGCCCCGGCTGCGCGTCCATGCCCAATGGCACGCGCATGTCATCTGGCATGTAGTCGTAGGTGAAGGGCATGTGGATGCCCCACTCCTCGGCAAGGCGCTGGGCGTCACGGGCGAACTCGGAACTGCGTTGCATAGCGGCTCTCCTACAGCTCAGCTTGAGGGGGTTGTTGCTCGTTTAGCCGAGCGGCTGGCTGGTCATTTTGATCAGCTCATTGGCGAGGCCGGGAGTTGCTGCCCACCACTTGGTCTCGGTGAACCCGGCGATGGTGGCGCCGGTGGCACCGAACTGGATCGTGCCGCCATCCATCACCGCGCCGCTGGTGTGGGCGTTCTTGGCGAACGCCCGCTGGCCGACCGCGACGGCGCCCGCGCCGGTGTTGCGCACGAAGAAGGTGCCGCCGGTGAACACCTCGCCCACCGGGAAACCCGCCGGGATGAAGAACGAGGTCGAACTCGGCGTGGTGAAATAGATCAGGTTCAGTCCGTTCATGTCGCGGTGCAGGAAGCCGCTGGGCACGCCGCTGCCGGTGTTGAGCACCAGCGTGTTGGTGGCGACGTCGGCCCACACGAAGCGCGCGATGAACACCCCGGCTGCCGCCGGTGGCACCGCACCCTGCGTGCCGCCCGCCTTGAACCCGCCTTCGACCGACGGCAACGACCAGCGCGGATCTTCCGACGCGAAGTCACCCTCGACGCCGATCGCCTGGGTGATGTTGATAACAGTTTGAAACGTCATCTCGCTGGCTCCCTGGGATTAGTGGCTGTGCAGGCGGTTGGCGTTCGGGAACCGCTGGAGGTATTTGTCATTGCCCGCCCGATCCATCGCGAGCGGTCGTGATGGCTGCTCGCCCGGCTTCGGGATGCGCGACAGCAGCGCCTTGTAGGCGCTGGGATGGATGTCGGTGACATCCTCGCCGGCCTGCTCCAGCGCGAACCTGTAGACCTCCTGCGCGCTGTCCATCGCGCCGAGGATGTCGCCCACCCAGGGGCGCACGAACCGCTTCGCCTCGTCGCGCTGATTGAGGCGGTCGGTGGTCTCCTTGACCGCTTTCGCAATGGCCGCGTCCATCGCGACCCGGGTGACAGGCTTGTTGTCCATCGCGGGGGTGTCCTTGTTTGCAAGACCGGGAAGCTTCTCGGCGACGTCTTCCTGATCGGTGGCGCAGTCCTCGTTGTCCGCGCCGCCGCCATTGTCGGGCTTGGCGGCGGGCTTGGCGGGCGGCGCGTTGGCATCGGGCGGCGCGGGCGGCTTCACTTGTTTCAACGCATGCAGGATGATCGCGAGGTCATTGTCATCGATCTGGCCCTGCAACAGCTGTTGCACTTTCGCCGCGAGGTCGTTGTCGCCGCCCGCCGCCGGATTGGCCGCCGGATCGTTGACCGGCGCCACGCCGCTGCCTTCGGCGGCAGCGCCACCCATGGCGAGGTTGCCGCCACCGGCATCTGGCGCACCACCGGCACCGGCCATCAGGTTGTCGGGCGGGGCGCCGGCGCCGGCGCCGTCGAGATGCTCGTGGATATGCACCTCGGCGTCCTTGGCCAGCACCGGCTGCAGCGCGCGCTTCAGCGCCGCCTCGATCTGCACGCGCTTGTCCTGCCACGCCTTTTCGCTGGTGGCCGGAGAGAAGATCCTGACGAGGTCAGGCATCTTCTGATCCTTCGCCAGGAACGGCGCGACATAGGCTGCCGTTGAGCCTGCCATCCAGGCCGCGCGCGGCGATAGCGTCATAGCGGTCTCCTTGGGTTTGCTGTCCATCACCACGACATCGGAACCGGCGCGACCGGCCTCGACCAAAGCGATATGGTTGGCGCGGATGTTGGTCATCACGCCGTCGTATCGCTGGCTCATGTAGACGCCCGGCTGCATCACCGGGTCGTAGCGATAGCCGGAACTGAGTTCCTTCATCTCGCCGGACTCGATCATGGCGATGGCTTGGTCTGACCAGAAGACCAGCGAATTATCGATGTAGGGCGGGTTCCAGCGCGCGTCGGTGCCGGTCGAGCCGACGACGCGACCACGCTGGTCGTCCGCCGCCGTAACCGGAATATGCTGGTCGAGGATCTGGATGTTGTTGAACGTCGGCACCGCGCGCTGCAATTCGCCGGGATGCCGCAGCAGGTTGTAGAGACGGTAGGGGTCCAGCCCGAGCTGCTCAAAGCCGGGGATCTCGTTGCCACGGTATTGGTTGACGCAGGCCTTGGTCAGATGACTGACCGCGACGTGCAGCCTGCCGTCCTGGTCGTAACTGCGCATCGAGCGATCGAGCGCCAGCATGACATTGTCGAACGGCATGCTAGGACGCTCCCGCCGCCATGATGACCAGCAGCGTCGCGATCACGATGATCAGCGGCGCCCAGGTCTGCATCAGCCGAGCACCGGTGCGACGACCATGGTCAGATCGCGGATGTAGAGCCGGTCGAGCGCGGTCTTGTTCACCGTCAGCGTCACCCAGTAGGGCACGCCCGCCGATCCTGGCGGCGCGTGAAATCCCACGGTGATCACCATGCCGCTCGGGTCGATCGAGTTAGGCCAGTCCGATCCGGCGACGTGTAGGTCGTCCTCGCTGAGCGCTTCGCCGTCGGCGCGGTTCACGCCGATGGTGACGGTGGCAATGTCGGTGACCTTGTCGCCCACGCTGCCGAGGTCGGAGGAGACGTCGATATAGCGCCCATCGATCTCGCCCGCGCGCAGCGGCGGGATTGGCACCGGCGCGTAGTTGGGCGTGCTGCAGCAGGCTGCCGGTGCATATGAATAGGTCATGCGGCCACGCTCCGCTTGGTGGCAGGTAGATGCACGCCATACAGAGCCACGCGGTCACGCGGTATGAACGGATCAGGCGCGATCCCTCCCTGGCCGGCGATGCGCGCCACGGCGTGGTGGATGAACTGCTGATCGCCGTCCGCTATGACACCACCCTGGCCGGCCAGCCGCGTGCGCGCGTGCAGCTCGCTATGGGCCTGCAGCCGCACCCGACCGGCCCCGGCGATCCTGGCCGCCGCCGGCAGCGCGACGCCCGGATGCGCCCTGAGCGCCGCCCGACCATTGATCCTGGCGCCGCCGGAGGTCACCCATCTGCCGGATGGCCGCACGCCGCCGGCACCAACGATGCGCGCCGCGACATGCCACGGCGCCTTGATAGCGACCCCTTGCACGTGACCGGCCCCGGCGATCCAGGCCCGCACGCGCGCCAGGAGGCGGCTGGACGCCCGTATGCCGCCGGCCCCTGCGATGACAGCGTGGGCTTGGCGCGCGGCCCCAGGCGCGGCGCGTAGCCCGCCGGTGCCATGAATTATCGCACTCGCTACCCAGGTCGTGCGCTTCTGGCCGGCAGCGCGCACCGCGCCCGCGCCGTGAATGGCGGCAGATCCCGCCCAGTGTATGCGCGGTTGGCCGGAGGCACGCACCGCACCGGTGCCGTGGATGGCGGCAGACGCTGCCCAGGTCGTGCGTTTCTGGCCGGAGGCACGCAACCCGCCGGTGCCGTGGATGGCGGCAGATCCCGCCCAGTGTATGCGTGGTTGGCCGGAGGCGCGCACCCCGCCGGTGCCGTGGATGGCCGCCGCCGTGTGCAGCACCGCCCTGCCGATCGCGCGGACCGCACCGGTGCCGTGCAGCGCCGCCGTCACCTGTTTCGGCACGCCCCGCACCAGGGCGATCGCGCGGACCGCGCCCGTGCCGCCGAGCAGCGCGGCAGCGTGCTGGGCAAACTTGACGATGGCGGTTGGCCGCACCGCGCCGGTCCCGGCGATATGGGCCGCCGCTGCCAGCTCCCGCGTGGTGGTGGCGCGTGCCGTGCCGGCCCCGGCGATCCGCGCTGCCGCCGGCTGGGTCACCTTGTTCGGCGCGTTGGAGGCGCGCAGCCCGCCGGCCCCAGCGATCACCGCCGTCGCGTGGTAGGCGCCCCGGAAGATGCCGTCCGCCCGCACCGCGCCGGTGCCATGGATGGTGGCGGTGAGGTGATAGGTCTGGTGGACCTGCGTGGCGGCGGCACGCAGCCCGCCGGCGCCGTGGATGATCGCCGCCGCGCCGCGCGCGATCGTCGGATTGGCGGTCAGCCGACCGACCCCGGCGACGGCGCCGCCGGTGTGGTGGAACGAGTCGATGTCGGCTTCGACATAGCCGCCGGCATCGATCTGTGCCCGCGCCCAGGCCAGCGGCGTGATCGTGGCGCGCAGTGCGCCGACCCCGACGATGCGCGCCTGGGTCCGCGCCAGCACCCAGGCCGAGACGGCGAAGCCACCCCGGCCACCGAGCACCGCGACCGGCTGATAGGTACGCGCACGCACCCCACCGGTGCCGGCGATGCGGGCCGCCGCGCTCTTGAGCGAGGCACCCGCCGAGGCGCGCAGCCCACCCGTGCCGGCGATCGCGGCCCGCGCCGCGCGCAGCACCCGCGTGTCCGCCACGCGGCCACCGAGGCCGGCGAACTTGGCGCTGGCCGGTCGCAGCGCCACCGCCGCCGCGTAGACGCTGCCGAGGCCGCCGAGCCGCGTGTTGGAAACCGGCACCCGCCCCGAGGCGTTCGCCGTGGCCGAACCGGTGCCCGGGATCAGCGCCGAGGCCGGCAGACGCACGTTGAGCAGCGGGGTGATCTTGCCTTCGCCGGCGATCAGCGTCCCGCCATAGGCCTGCCCTGGCACGGCAGCGGTGGCGCGCAGCGAGGTCGCGCCATCGATCTCGGCCTGCGCCAGCACTTGGCCGCGCGTTGCGGCGCGCACGCCGCCGGTGCCGTTTATCTGCGCCGCCACCGGCACCAGCGCGCTGCCACCCGCCAGCAAAGGACGCGTGGTGATCTGCGGCGATCCCAGCGGGGGCAGGATCAGCGGCGTGCGGAACAGGCCGCGCTCCAACTGAAAGCCACCCAGCCGCAAGGTGATGTTGACGTCACCGGCCCGGACAAACACCGAGAAGTAACAAAGCCCAATGCTGGTGCCACCGGCGCCGACGGTGCCCGAGCCGCTGTAGAGCACCAGCGGATGGCCGGGCGGCGCGACGTTGAGTGTGATGTTCCCGGTGGTAATGGTGACGTTATAGGCGATTTGCCCGATATTAGTTAGATCACCATCGGGCATGCCAATATAGGCTGTGGCGGTAAAAGTATCGCCATGGGCTACGATATTATAGCTGCTCGGCTCGACGTAGATAAACAGGTTTCCGTCACTGAAGATCGTGCCGAAATACTGGATGTCGACGTAGGCTATGCCGCTCGCCGCGTCGGTGCCGACGCCGACCACCTGTTGCGAGAGGCCCGGCAGCAGCGGACTGGACCAGAAGGTCGGCATACTGCCGCCGACCACCGCGCCGTCACCCCGGGGATTGCGTATCCAGTTGGTCTTGCCCCCGCGTCCTGAGATCAGGGCTTGGGCGTCGACGGTCGCCATGTCTCAGCGACCGGGTGGTGGCTAGGCCAAGGTGATGATCAGCGCGCCGGGCGAAAATACGAGGCTGTCGCCGGCGTTCAGCGCGCGCGCCGTGGTCAGCGTGCCATACCAAAGCATATTGCCACCCGCCGGCGCGGCGGTGTCCCAGACCTGTAGCCCACTGATCGTCGCCGAGGAAAGGATCGGCCCGAAGGTCATGGCGTTGGTGTTGCTGGCGCTGCCGGCGGGCGAAGCGGCGGCGGCCATCTGCAGCGTCTGACGCGTCATGCCGGAGCCGGTGGCGATCTCAGATCCCGACACCGACGACGGGATGCCCAGCGACAGGCCGATGCTCCACGCCACCGGGCGCGTCGCCGGCTGGGCATTGAGGGAGAAGTCCAGCATGCTCTTCTGTAGATACGCTCCGATTCCGGCCATCTCTTTGCTCCTCCAAAGCGGCCTTGGCCGCGATTAACACGTCCTCATGGCCGATATCGGCGATGCACGCGGCGGCTTCCGCGTTCTCGGCTTTCCTGCATGTTTCGATCGTGTCATGAAGCTGATGACACGGCCAGCAATCGACGTGCTTCGGATCAGCGCGCAAGGTCGTCGTGTTGCGCCAGTGCTTGGTGATGTTCTCCGGCGAGGCGTGGCTCAGCAGCATGATCTTCGGCAGCGCTTCCATCGCCACGCCCCAGGCCAGCCCGGTGTCGGGGGTGATCACCAGATCGCAGTGCTGCAAGGTCGCGAGCGATCGGCGGATCGGCCAGGACGGATGCTCCGGATCGGTCGACAGCGCCGCGTGCATGCCGTCGGGGCCGCCGTTGAACTCAAGGCAGAAGTCCTGCACCCGCTTGGCGATCTTGGCCTCGCTGTCGCCGCCGAACATCACCACCGCGACGCGCAGCTCGCGCACCAGTTTGGCGACCAGCAGCGGCAGATACGGCCACATCTTGTCGAGGCGCGAGCCGGCCAGGACGATGCCAACGACGTGGCGATAGCCGCCGGCGCCCCGCACATGCGCCAGGGTCTTCGCCGCGCGATCCTGTTCCTCGTCGGTCGGGTAGAAGCGCGGGTTGAACTCGTGGCGCACGCCGACGATGTCGTGGACGAACTCCAGATAGTTCACGCCGCAATACTTGCGCCGCCATGCCGCCGGCCAATTGAACTGCGTCTGTCCCGGCAGCAGCGCCAGCATACCTTCGCAAGAATGCGATAAATTAAACCACTTGTCGTATTCGCGGCCCCGGTGGGCGAACCACGCCTGCCAGTGATTGCCGTCCGCCGGCAGATCGCCCGGCGCGCGCACGGTCAGCTTGGAAATGTAAGGGTTGCCCTCAAAAATCACATGCTGTGGCCGCTGCGCCATCACCTCGACGTGGTGGGTCTCGGCCAGCAGCGGCAGCACGGAAGACGCGATCAGGTTATCGCCGATGCCTCCCAGCCGAGCCAGCAGGCACCAGGGCTTCACTCCGGCTTATGCACGACGTGACGGATCTTTCCGGTGGGCAGCTCGACGGAAAATGGTGGTGGCCCGAGACCGGCCAGCAGCATGGGGGTCTTGGGTAAGAGATGCCACACCCCATCATCGGTAATATGCCCCCACGGTAATCCGTCGTCAAAGTCCTCAAAGCCGACCTTCGCATCGCTCGCCATCACGCGCCTCCTCAATGGGTTGCCAATTTGCGCGCGACCTCGCGCGCGGTGCCAACCGCGACGTTCTCATTGGACACATCGGTCGGCTGTTCCCACGCCAGATATATCACGCCCAGGAACGATTCGGGGTTCGGCGGGATCGGTATGCCGCACCCGCGCCGCATGCCACGTTCCGCCAATCGGCGCGCGACGGGGGTTCCCTCCGGCGTCAGGTCGACGCATACCGGACGTCCGTCGAGCACCTCCACCAGCTTTCTCACGTCCGAGGTGTGGTCGATGATCGGCAGGCGCCTGGGCGATGGAATGACGGGCCGCTCGCCGTTGTGGCGGCGGGCGCCGAGAAACCATTGTGAGTTGGAAGACAAATCGACCTGCCAGATCTGCACAAGGTCCGCATTGGTCTCTATTGCCAGTTTCTCCAGCGCCTCCGGCACATCGCTCACGCGCAGTTCCGGCGATGTGGGCGTGAGCCACGCTTCGAATAGTTCGTCGCGTTTGTCGTAGATCAGCGCGCCGATGCCGGCCAGCACAAGCAGTCCGGCAAGGGCGAACGCTTTCCACGGGCGATCGATGAACCGCAAGACGCGGTCAAGTAACCCGGCCACTCCCCGGTGATCGCCCATCGCCGGGATGCCCGGGACGTAGTTACTCGCCAGCCCTCCCGTCGATCACCACCTCGCCCGGGCCGATGACGTGGACGCGGCCCTGGGCTGCCTCCCGCTTCGGCTCTTCGGGCTGCGGCGTCGGCGCCGGCGTCGGTGCCGGCTGCTCGGGTTTCGGCTGCTCTGGTTGGTCGGACATCACGGCTGTCTCCTCAGGTTGCGGCGGATCACCACCATCCCATGCGCGGTCCGCCAAACGCGCCCAGGAGTAGCAGAACGACGATGATCACCAGCACCAGCATCAGCGGGCTGCCGTAGCCCGGGCCGAAATAGCCGGTGCGGTAACCGTAGCCGCCACCGAACAGCAGGAAGATGACGAGGATGATCAAAATCAAAGTCATTGTAGCCTCCCGAAGGTGACGTGCTACAGTCGAGACGCGGCGTCCTTGCCGGGGCGCCGCGCCTCTGACCACCCGATCTGTGGAGAGATCGCATGGCTGTCCCCAGACGTATCATGCCAACGCGTCGCCGACTGCTGCGGCTGTTCGCCTATGACCCGGCGACGGGTGATCTGATCTGGCGCGAGCGCCCGGCGTCGGATTTCGTCAGCGCCGGGGAGGCGAAGAGATGGAACGGTCGCTATGCAGGCAAGGTCGCGGGATCACAGGGGGATTTTGGCTGCTTGGTTACGATTGATGGTGTGAGCTATAAGGCACATCGGATTATCTGGCGTCTGCTCAATCATGGTCTTGTCCCCGACATAATCGATCACCGAGATTTGGACAGGCTAAACAATCGGCCCGACAATATCCGTCCCGCAACGCATTCTCAGAATGAGGCCAACAGAAAGTTACGTCGCAACAACACATCTGGATACAAGGGTGTTTACAAGCACGGGAATAAGTTTGGGGTGAAGATCAGATACAATAGATCAGTTCGCTTTCTTGGATACTTCGACACCGCAGAGGCTGCGTCAGAAGTATATCAGACGGAGGCAGTGCGCTTGCACGGCGAGTTCGCTAGGTATGAGTGAATTATTCGAAACCCTCCAATATGATCCTGCTTGTGCATCTGCAGTTAATTTCGAAACCTGGGTGCGTCCATCGGCCCTCTAAATATGCACCGTCCGCCACGATGTAAATCGGACCCTTTGCACCAGGGCTGTGCTCGCCGCGACTGAAGCTCAAGTGCTCGGGCCTGAAGTGTCCAGGCGCGGTCACGTTCGAATGCATCCACCGCGCCCTCTTGATCCCAGCCTGCATTTGGCGCGCCCGGGTGATAGCGCTACCCATCTTGCTATTCTGATCCCGGGCGATGAAGGCGGCGCGCTTGAGCGGCACGTCGAACTGCTCGTGCAGCTCGCGCGTCATGGTGCGCAGATCCGAGCCTTTCTGCACGTTGCGCATCACGATGCCCTCGACGCGCTGGAGGTGTTCGGCGGCGATCGAGCGGATCAGCCCGACATTCTCCTGCACCGCGCTGTCCATGATCGCCTGCACCTGGGGCGAGACCTTGAACTCGACGGTCCAGCCGGCGTCATCGAGTAGTTGCTTGATGCGGTTGGTGGTGTGCTTCTCAGCCCTGCCGCCCCACTGGCCGGCGACGTCGGGCGCCAGTTCATCGAAGTGCGACTGCCAGCGGTGGCCAAGCTCCTTCATCGTCGCCAGCACCCGCCCGGCGGCCACCGGGTCTTCCTCCCACCGCACGCCGAGCCAGTAGTCGAGCGAGTTGTTCATCCGGTCGACCGACTTGGTCAGCTTGCTGCGGTAGACCGCCGCGACCCCGGCGCTGGGGACGATCGGCGGCAGCACTTTCTTCTGGTCCTGCGGCGGCTGCTGCGCCATGGCGCCCCCAAAGAATTATCTTGACATCATGGGTCAAGACCATTATTTAATACGGGTAACCCCCTCCCAACCCCGAAAGGAGTTCCCCGTGACCTTCGACCCCGACAGCCTGCTCGGCGGCTACACCCAGGCCGAGCTTGAGGCAGCGTTCGCGCTGGTGGCGCCCAAGGATAACTGGAAGCTGCCGATCAACGCGAAGCTGCCCGGCAAGACCACGCCGAGGGAGATCGACAAGATCGCGTTCGCGATCGGCTTCTTCACCGGCGGCGTGGCCACGTTCACCTTCGATGGCATCAGCTACGCCGTGACCGCGCCCGGCTACTACGCCGCTGTGGGGGCCTGACCATGGTCAAGATCGTATTCAACAAACTGCTCGGCGGCTGGCTCGTGGTGCGCGGTCCGCACCACACGCCGCTGTCCGGCGTATTCCCCACCAAGGCTGCCGCCAAGGCATCGCTCGTCCGTAAATAATCTTGACTGCCCAGGTCAACATACATAAATGTGGCGGCATGGCAGATTACATCCACTACGTGGCCGTCAGCGGCGATTATGCGTTCTTCGGCCTGTCCGAGGACCCGGTCGCTGACGTGGCCACCATGCAGCGCGGCTCGCCCGTCCCGATCGATCTGGTCGCGGCCTGGGTGGTGCCGCCGGCGGAGCGTGCCGGCCTGAAGGACCGGCTCGATCGCAAATTCCGCCGCGCCCCGCATCGCGGCTACTGGGTCAAGGTGCCGGAGGACGAGGCGGTCGGCACGCTGCAGATGTTCGCCGCCTACCTGGGCGGCAAGCGCAAGAAGCTACGCATGCGACGCAGCCCCGAGGAGGCGCCGCAACCGATGCGCGCCAGGGCTGTGGTGACGCCACGCGGGCGCTACCCCACCGCCAAGGCGGCGGCAGAGGCCCACGGCATCAGCCGTCAGGCGGCCTGGGAGCGGGCCAATCGGCAGTCCCCCGGCTGGCGGTTCGAAGACGAGGATCGCCCACCGCCGGTGCGCGCTCGCCCTGGCCGGCCATCGAAGGTCGCTTAAAACCCTCTTGACATCTTAGGTCAAGTGTGTTAAGATGGCTTCGCCGCCGGGAGGTGGATCTCCCGACGGCGAATGTTTGGTTCTTTGAGGAAGGTGAAGATGAAGATAATCAACGGCAAGCCCGTTTGCAACCCCGTGCGCGCGATCAAGCTGCGCGACGTGGACCACCCGAAAACCGGCGGCAACCGCTACTGCGGCCCGGCGGTCATCTCGGCGCTGACCGGGCTGGACACCGGCGAGACAGCGGCGCTGCTGCGCCACGTCACTGGCAAGCGCTCGATCAAGGGCACCAGCCACTGGTCGGTGCGCCGGGCGCTGGCGCTCTGCGGTATCGACACGCTGCCAAACGCGCGGGGCGACTTCCGCCCGACCCTGGCGCGCTGGCACCGCTGGGCACGTGAGGCCGGCCTGTTCGCCGATGACGCGGTCTGGCTGCTCGTCGCCGGCAACCACTGGCAGGCGGTCACCGCCCGCCGCTACGTGTGCGGCAGGATCGGCGAGATCGTGTCGATCCGCGACGAGCGGGTGAAGCGGCGCGCCAGGGTGGACGCCGCCTACCGGGTGACGCTGCTCCCGGCGTGACGGCATGGGGCGATCCTTCGGGGTCGCCCCTTTTCTTTTGGAGAAACTCTCTTGACATCTTTTGTCAAGAT